GCAATATTTTCTCTTGCAGACTTAGAACTTAAGTTAATTTGCACCCTTGCATGGTTTTCTAGAATATTATTGATTAGTTTTTCTAGCATGCTCACCACCTTTCATCATAATATTATAAACAGATGGAAGCAAAATGAACAATTAACGTATTAATTTCTTAGGTCTTTCGCCTGTTTTTCTACGTGTTCTTCTAGATGATCCGTCTGATGGAACAGCTGGATCCTCATGATGCCTGACAATATCTCTTAGAATTGTATTAGAGACCGGTGGGTGTCCTGTTTGTCTAAGGTACGCTTCTAAAAGTCTCACTCTCATTTCTAAATTGCCAAAAGAAGTTCCCCACATCCAGACAAATGATTCGGACATTTCATTTATCTGTTTTTCCAAATTTTTAGTTGCCTTTGTGACATATGTTAATACCTGGTCACTAGGAAGTCCCATGTCAGCAATATCCATGTCAAGCTTTAGAGCCAACCTAATCATTTCAGCAACGTCATCTTTTTCATATGCAGATGCAGCGTTTTTAAAAATTTCTCTTAGTTCTTCTTTTTTATTTTCTGCTAGATCCATCTGATCAATTCGATCCGGATGAGTCTCCATGGCAATTTTTCTATATAGCTTTTTTTGAGGTAGATCAGGTTGACTTGTATCTTCTTCGTTTAAAGCCTCTTCAGCTTTTTTCTTTGCATTAAAGTCAGCAGCATCTTCTAGATTTTTTTTAAGTTTTTCTTGATCCTGCTGAACTTTAATGTTACCTCTTGCGATTTTGACAACGCGCATAAAGTCTTGCTCGTACCCACCGAATATTGTTTGTCGATCATCAATTTCGTCAGAAAGAAATTTAAGACGTCTAAAAGCAGACCTAATTGCGTACTCTTCCATTTATTTAGTCGCCGTCTTCGTCAGATTTTCGAGATGATCCACTAAACAAAGTTTGCTTGGCAGCACGAATATTTTTAATGCTTTCAGGTCTTTGACCAACTTTTCTAGGAACATCCGGATCATAAGTTCCATCTTGGATCTTTTCAGCGATTTCAGCGACACGCTGCTTATTAAGAGCTTCTCTTTCTTTTTGAGCTAAGTCCGAAACTTGACCCAAGACTTCTTTAAGCGTTTCCTGTCTTCCTAATGCCAATACAACATTCGTTTCTGAGGAGCTTTTTTCTGCCTGAATCTTTGCATGAAGATCTCTTATTTTTCCAATTAGAATTTGCACAGCTTCGTCAGACGTGCTGGCATGTGCAGAAGCCTGTATCACTTCATTTAAAAGAGGCACCATCTTATCATGGACATAAGAGGCAAATCGATTAATTTCCTTAAGCTCTTTAAGACTAATCTTCTTAATTTCTTCTTTTAGATTGTGTTCCAGGTCAATTATGCCGCTAGACATTTTTTGCTCTCCTACAAACTTCTACCAGATCTAATCCGGCGCAATCAATTTTTCTTCTAGTCAGATGATAATGACTAACAAATCCCGAAAATTTACTTGATGCTGCTTCAGGACTAACAGTTTCCAGATGTAAACCAGATCCATCTGTGGGACTTACGAGTGGTATACCTAGTTTTCTATGCAAAGCATCATAAAGTGCAACCAGAGCATCAATCTGTACATCGTAGAACCCTAAAAAGTCCTTCATTTTAGATCCGTGACATTTGACACCTGACATTGTTGGTCTTTCACCTAAGCCATTTTTAACATACCAGCTCTGATACTTGGGGTAATATGCATTTGATATCTCAACTCCAATCGAGTCGTGATTCCATGTTCTCTTACCTGCTTGCCATGCAGCATGCTGAGTATCCAAAGTCTGATAAATTGTTCCATCATTGTCAATACAAAAGTGAACTGACAGTCCTCTTTTTTTCATAATCTTTGCACATGATTTAGAGGAAAGTGCAGCATCCCAATGTGTTACAAAAAAGTGTGGCTCTCGGTCCGGACGTCCTGCATACGACGAATATGTTCCTTCGTCACAAGAATAACCATCAGGCTCATCCCAAAGTACAACCTTGTCCCACTTAATATCATAAAACTCGCCATTATGTACTAAGTGATTTGTGTCCCTAGAACTTATGCCTGGCTTGTAGTCGCTAATTCGACTTTCCCTTTCAGTCCAAACGCGTCGATAAGTCTGGGGTCCTACAAGTCCGTCTGCCTTGATACCAATTTTTCTTTGCCATTTTTTAACAGCTTCAACTAATTGGTCATCAAAGGCAGATGCACCAAACCATTCGGGTTGCCACCCTAGTTTTTCAGCAGAACACTGATTATAGAAATCCTTGTCCACGTTTACTCCATGTCAATATCAATATCTACCTTGACTCTCATCGTAGGCACTCTTAGTTGATTTGCTAGACCATGCTTTTTTGCCTCTTCGGCATCCAAAAACCAATCGGCATGCTTTTTCTTATCGACGATCTTCATAAAATAATCATCTTTTTTGCCACAATTTCTAGCCATCATTGTGTATATAGCTGTATTTAATCGATCTGCCTCTTTAGCACCTGCCTTAAGCTCTTCTACCTTTCCAAAGTCCATGCTTGAGACATCATGAATCATTACAGTTGCATTAGGGTCCATAAATCTAAGACCTTCTTCGCCAAAGGAGAAAAGAATCGCCCCGCAACTCATTGCTTTTCCTTCAACGATTGTAGCAACAGGAAGCTCAGCATGCTTAATTGCACTAATCATTGACATAAGACTGTAGACTTGTCCTCCATAGGAGTCAATCACGACTGGAATTACCTTTTGACCCGTATTGTGTGCACGTGCAATTTCTTGATCAAACTTTTTGGCAGCATCTTCATCAAACTTATTTACCCTGATAATCACAGGATTGTATCGCAATTCTAGTTCTTTGACCTTTGGATCGTATTGAGTTGTCCATTTCATTTATCTTTTTCCTCCTAGCTGCACTTTGAGCTTCCACAATTTGCACATGTGACACATCCTTCTTGGTACACCAATGATCCTTCGGTGCCGCATGCTTCACATGTTTTGGCACCTGCTTTTGCGCCATCCTCAATGTATTTCTTAAGACATCTTGCAATTACTTTTGAAAAACTAAATAGATCTGCATCTTTGTCTTTTTGTAATTGTTCAACCAAGTATTGAATTGGCGCTCCATGACGCAACGCCAAAGATATGGTTCTTGTATATCCTGCATAATTTGGATTATCGAAAACCTTGACAATATCCTTAACTGTCATTTGATCTTCACCTTCACCTACAGTTAAATCGTATATTGATGCCGCGGTTTTGCGTGCCTTCTTGGTGATCTTACCTGTCTTGAATTTCTTTGGAATTTCAACATATTGACTCAGTCCACCTAAAACTTCATATGGGCGGCCGTTCATAACACCAACAAGGATTGTCCACCGCTCACCTTTAATTGTTGCACTGTGTACATCGCACTCCAAAACATCGGGACGACGTGGTGCTGAACGTTCATCAAATTCATCTTCTGTTTTTGTTGTTTCGCTTACAAGAACACCTGAGCGGCAACCATCGCGATAAACAGTTACACCCTTACAACCTAATTGCCAACCTGTCATGTAGACATCTTTGACGGTTTCAACGTCTGTATCTTCCGGAAGATTTGTTGTATTAGATATCGCATGACATATCCATTTTTGTGCAGCTGCCTGAAGCTTTACTTTTTGTGTCCAGACAATTTCATTTGCAGTTGCTTTCCAGTATGGAGACATTGCTTCGTCTTCCAAGCCAGATGTGTTCATCCATTCTTTGAAAGCATGATGATACACAGGATATTCTTGCCATGCGTCTCCTACGTCATCTACAAAATCAACTCTTGCATTTGGCTCTGCATCTGTGTTAATTTTTTTACGACGCATATATTTTAGAAGAAATGCAGGTTCGATACCAGACGTAGTCTGTGTAAGAACAGATACTGAACCTGCGGGTGCTGTGGTTGTCAAGGCAATATTTCGTCGACCATGCTGACCATGCAACGTCTGAAGCTCATCATCTGATGTAATAACGCGCTGGAGATATTCATGATCTGCTTCTCTTTGTGCGTCATAAACAGGAAACGAACCACGTTCTGACGCCATAATTGCAGAAGACTTGTAGGCGTTGACTGTCAAACACTGATAAATCTTTTCAACTGTTTGAATGGACTCTTCACTTCCGTAACGAATTCCTAGGGCAGCCAGAGCATCACCAATAGCAGTAACTCCTAAACCTGTTCGACGGCCTTGTTGTGCTTGCTCTTTTATTCGAGTCCACATATCTTTTTCAATTTGCTTAACTGATTCTGGCTCTGGATCAGAATCAATTTTTGCAAGTATCTTGTCAACTTGTCCAATTTCAATATCAATCATATCATCCATTAGGCGCTGAGCTTTTTGGACAACTTCAGCCATATGATCAAAATTAAACTTTGCCTCTGATGTAAATGCTTCTGTAACAAAACTTTTAAGATTAACGAGCATAAGTCTGCATGAGTCATATGGGCTAAGAATAATTTCACCGCATGGATTAGTACTTACAGAACCAAAACCTTCTTTTTCATAGAGATCAGACGGTGTTTGAGACTTTGCAGTATCCCAAAACAAAAGGCCAGGCTCTGCACAAGCATGTGCAGACTCAATAATTTCATGCCAAAGTTCTTGTGCATTAACAGTTTTAGTCACTGCAGGATCGTCAGAGTCTACCGGCCATCGTAGTGTATAATCACTTCCCTCCTGAACTGCAGTCATAAACTCATCATTAAGCCTGACTGAAATATTTGCGCCTGTAACTCTTGTCAAATTTCGCTTAATTCGAATAAAATCTTGAACTTGCGGGTGAGCTACTGATATTGTAATCATCAGTGCACCTCGACGCCCTCCTTGTGCAACTTCGCGACAAGAATTTGAAAACCTGTCCATAAATACTTCGATGCCGTCAGTGGTTCTAGCACAGTTTCCAGTAGACAATCCTTTAGGGCGTATGGTGGAAATGTCAAATCCGACGCCACCTCGACGCTTTGCAATCTGAACAAGCTCCTGATCAGTTTTTAAGATGCCACCATACGAATCGTGAGGTGACTCAATAACGAAGCAATTAGAGATAGATTGAATCTGATGTGGGTTCCCAATACCTGACATTGGTGATCCTTGCGGCACAACATACTTGAAGTTCGCAAATAGATCATAAATTTCATCCTCACTCATTGGATTAGGATATTTTTGCTCGATCTGTGCAAACTCTGCTGCCAAACGACGATGCATGTCGTCAGGTGTTTCCTCTTGCAGATTTCCACTTGTATCAGTCAAGGCGTATTTTGTTAGAAATACGTTAGCTGCCAAGTCATCTCCGTTGAAATACTTGACGCACTTTTCAAATGCTTCGTTGTAGTTTATTGTTTTGTTCATGCTCCACTCACTTCTGACCATTTTTGCTTTAACAAAGTTTTCATGCTTGTTTCGTCTTGTTTAACTGCTTCACTTAAAGTCATATGACTTTCATCTAGTATCTTTATAGTAGACTTTGCCGTGTCAATGTGTACAGGAAAAACGAGACCATCTTTACCTGCTCTATTTTTTGCAACAAAAAGTCTACCAGATCCTGTTGCTTTTTCCATTGGCTTTCTAGAAAGAGACAATACAACGTCTGCTACCATTGCTTTTCCATATGCCTCTGACATATTTTCAAGTCCAACGATATCGGATTTTGCTGAATCTCTATTAGCCTGAGATGCTGTCCATATTGGAACATTCATATCCATTGAAAGATTTCTGAGCTCTTCATAAATTAATTTTAGCTCATGTCTCAATGAATCATAGATCCTGGTAGATCTCATTACATCTGCATAATCAATAACAATTAAGCTTGGAACAAACCCTTTGAGGGCCAGCTTTTCGATGTGATTTCTAATTGTAATAACAGATGCAGAACCTGTTGGGTATTCTTTAATAATGAGCCTGCCGAGCTCAAGTTCCTTATATTTTTCAATTACAAAATCTTTATTGTCAGGAATTTCATTACTCGGCATATCACAAAAGTTAGAATCGTACCTCAAACCAACCGCATGTTCAGTCAATTCAAAGGTATAATGGACAACATTTTTTCCTGCCCTTAATGCATTAGCACCCATGGCGACTAGCCAATGTGACTTACCCACACCGGTGTTTGCAGTAACAACGCCAATTTCACCTCTCCCTAATCCGCCTTGCAAAATATCTTTTGCGTCTAGACGAGGTAAGCCTGTTGGACACACAAGCCTTCGAGTCTTAACAAACCTAGATTCGAGATCTTCAAAGAAGTCGTGTCCAGTAGAATGTGGCATTCCCACAGAAACTGCATTTTTCATTAGTGTAACGACACTATCAAATTTATCTGTAGAAATTAATTCAACTGCTTGTTCCAAGGCATCTTTGAATGCTTGCCTCTTGCAAAAATCAAGTGACTTATCTTTAACATAGTGAAGATCAGATACGTTAGGACTAACCTTTGTTCTGTGTAAAAAGTCAACAACTTGATCTCTTAGAATTGTATCGTTTGTTTCCGTAAGTTCTTCTTTTATAATAGAAACAAGCAGCCCTAGGGTTGGAAAGCACTTATATTTTTTGTGATACGCAAAATATTTTTCAGCAAGATAGCTTAGAGCCTTTACTTCAAAATAGTCCGGACTCATCACTTCAGTCATCTGTGCTGCCCATGCATGGTCTGATATTAACCCCTGAAAGACTGTTTCTTGAAACTGTTTTCCGTACTGGGAAAATAAACCTGGGTGTTCTACAATATTTCTTTCCATCCTGCTGTTTTCCTATTTGCAGTTTTTAATTGACATATAAAACGAATCAACGTCAAAATTATTGACGCCTTCTCTCATCAAAATTCTCATCAGTGATATTTTATTACGCACAGGCTCAAAAGAATCAAGAGAATTTTTAATTTTTTCAATTTGTTGTCCTGAAAGGTTTTTGATATCCAGATACATCAATTTCCAGTTGCTTAGGGCAACATTTCCTTCTTCGATAATCGAATCCAATATTTTCAGCTTTTTTGTTTCTGCAAGACTATGTGCACCTTCAATTACATCTGAAACTGTAACATGTTTGCTTTCAGCTAGCTCGGGAAATCTTTTGGACAAAGACTTAAATCCTGCGTGAGAAACACCTTTTATTCCGTCAGATGGATCTCCAATAAATGCCCTTGCGGTAACAAAGTTAGAAACACTTACACCGAATTTTTCTAAAACCTTTTTCTCTGTTATGTATTTTTTTTGACCTGGTGACCATTGCGTTACGCGGTCATCTATCAATTGATACAAGTCCTTATCTGAAGAAACTACAACACACTTTTTGTCACGATAGTGATACTTTGTCATGTATGCAATGACGTCATCTGCTTCACAGTCTGACACATACATCTGCCTGATTGGTACACTTTTTAATGACTCAATCAATAAAGCTATCTGCTTATTTCTATTTGCATAAGTGTCAGGTATGTCATCCTCATAGTAACGATTTAATTTTTGAGGTCGTCTTCCTTGTTTGTAGTTAGGCATAATTGCGCGACGTCTCATTGATCCGCCGCCTTCCCAAACAACTACAATTTGCTCTGGATTGCACCTTTCACTTAGAAGGCGTAAACCTTTGAGAAACCCTACAAACCCTCCCAGATGTTCTCCGTTTTGGCTCATTGTAGGATTTACAACAAAGTGTCTAGTAAAAAAGTTCAACCCGTCTACTATAAGAACAGGTTTATCAAGCATATTATCCCTCAGGATTGATTAGTTCGTCTTCAATTTCTAGAGCAGCTGCCCTAACTTCTTCATATGATTCTAGATCAATTTCTTGTGCTGACTTTCGAACTAGTGCATCATTAAGCATTGCTTCAACGTATTCAGAATACTCAGGGTCGCTAATGATATCACCGAAGTCTGCTTTATAGAATTTCTTTTCTACTAGAACTTCGCCTGTGTCGCGACTAAACACTGTGAGCTTTTTCCACGCACCAGCGCCAGACATTTCAATAATCTTAGTGTCAGTTTCTGTCTTGCCATGTTTTCTTAGCAAGTCAAACATTTGCTCATGCTCTTTAATTCCTACACCAAAGTGGATTTCAAAATTTACTGTTCTAAAAGGAGGAGCAACTTTGTTCTTGATTGTCTTGGCAGAAACATTGATTCCAATTACTTCTTTATCCTTGTTTGTGATTTGCTGTCCTGCACCTAACTTGATTCGGACAGACGAGTGAAAAGGTATTGCTTTGCCACCCGGTGTTGTAGTTGGATCTCCATACATAACACCAATTTTGGTTCGAATCTGATTCAGACAAATCATTAACACATTTTGATTTGCAATAATTCCTGTAATTTTGCGCATCCCTTTAGAAATAGCGCGCGCCTGAAGACCTATGGAATCTTTGTCATAATCACCAATAAGCTCTGCCTTGGGAGAGGTAGCTGCAACAGAGTCCCATATGATTGTGATAGGGACATCCTTATCCATTGCCTTAGCTCTCATAATAGTAGATTCAGCAATAGCAAGAACTTCTTCTGTGCAGTGTGTATCAACATAGACAAATCTTTTACTAATATCAACACCTAGCAAAGAAAGATTTTCAACGCTTGTTGCATTTTCGGTATCAATATAGACAACAATACCTCCCATTTGCTGAGTAGATCTTGCAATCTGAATTGCGATATGTGACTTGCCAATAGACGGAGGACCAAAGATTTCAACGATACGACCCTCAGGTAACCCGCCATCCGCACGATTTGCAATGATATAGTCAAGCTGCTTTGAGCCTGTTGATATCCATCGATTCACGTGTGTAGGCGAATCGTCATAGGCAAGATTGTAAGCAATCTTATTGCCATGTTCCTTGTTTAGTGATTCGATGAGTTCATTGGTAAACCCATCTTGATCAGGGTACTTTCGTTTTGCCATCTTTGGTCCTCGCTGTTATTGTCTATAGATCTTCTAGGTCAGCAAAAGCTTCATCAAGTGACTTGTACTTTTGACCTTGTGATGATCCGCTAGTTGATGAAGTTTCTTGTGTCTGTGATGAGCTTGAAGAGCTTTCAAATCCACGTGTAGACCCAACATCATCAGTACCATCGTCATTTAGCCAATCATTGACAATCTTTTCTAGCTCTTCGTATGACTTGCATGTAAACATGTCATCTAGATCAGGAATTGAAGTGAGAAACGTGTTAACCGTGTCACTATTTTCACTCAAGACGGACTGCTTGCCGCGGGGTCGAACCTCAGTGGTTGCCCATTGACGTCCTGGTGCTTTTGTGCAAACAACCTTCACATCACGTCCTTCAGTTGGATCTGTGATGTCTCCATAATCCTCGTCAAGCATAATATTGAGGAGTGACTGGTACACCGTCTTTCCAAAAGACCAGATACGAACACCCTTATCTTCCTCACCGCGAACAACTACAGGTGCATAGCAACGCATCTTTGGGTAAAGCTTTTTTGCCAACTCGTATGATTCCTTTGAACCATCATCTCGCAGCTTAGTGATTAACTCCTGAATAGGATCAGCCTTTTGAAACTGATACGGTGCCAAGAGACCTGGGTTATTGCCGATGTTATAGTAAAACCAAAGCTCTTTAAAAGGTTGCCCGTCATTATCTGGGAATGAAAGAAGACGAACTGAATGTTCTTCACCTTCTTGAGGACGCCACGTTACGTTTTGTCGGGAATTTTGTCCAGAAAGCTTGTTTAGCTTTCGACGAATTGCATCAAAATCAATTGCCATTATATTATCTCCTTAATTTGCAATAGTCAACTTTTATTGCCTGTTATAGTCTAGGCTAGACTAGTCAATTGTTCAATATTCAGTAATTTATTTTCGTGATTTTTTAGACTTGCTGCGGGTCTTTTTTGGATATGAGGAGTCTGTTCCCATAGGTGTTATAGCACCGGCAACAGCACCTGCAGCAGAAAACTCATCTACCTCTTCTTCTTCCTCATCGCGGCCCTTAGTCTTGTCTGGCTCGACAAGCAAGTCAGGCTTTTCTTTAGAGGCTTCAATTAGTCGGTAGATGTATTCTCTTAATAAGTCAAAATTACGCATAAACATAAATATGACGTCACACCCTTTTTGCAATTTGAAGTGCTACAGCTAGATCAGGCTCTGATCCTACATAAAACTTATTTTCCTCGAGGTGTGAGCCTTGTGAGAGACGAATAGCCATAAACTCGTCATGTGTAAGCTTGACTCCAAAGTGCTGCAAAATCATTAATGTTCTGTCGTGCACTGTAGCTTTGGGTATGACTTCGTTGTACTTGTAGTTCTGACCTAGCTTTTCACGATGCCAGTCCGACTCTTGATCAACAAAAAGATTGTTGGACAAATCACCTACTTTACCTATCTCGTGAAGTAGACCTACTTTTAAAAGTGATGTTGTGTTTAGATTGTCAAATAGATTAGCTGCTTTCTTAAGCTTTGACGTTGTCTCTAAACTATTTTGGATTAGTCCACCTGGAAAACAACCTGGTGAAGAGTCGTGTGTTGCTGCAGGAGCTGTTACTAACCTTTCTCCTAGAGCTTCCAAAAGGTTATTAACGCCTTCGTCTTCAAGCTTTTTACAAAGCCTTTCAAATGTTTCCCAGTTATTTTTTATGGTTTCAAAATCAGGTGTGCTCATTTATACCTCCAATCTATCAAATTATACACAGAGGTAACATTTTGTATTGTATTCTAGTCAAACAATACTACAATTCTGCCTTGCTCAATACTAACCTCAAGTTGTTTTTCCAATCCTTGCAAAAAACCTGCATTATGAGCACCTGTAAGAGTGTGTAACATATAAAGAGCACCGTCACGTGGGCTTATTTTTCGAGTAGTAACTTCAACAGCACGCACAGTCTCCTCTTTCATAGGAAGACTTATGATCTTTGCTCCTCCATATGCAGCTGACATTATTTCGTTGCCAAATATTGCTGATCTTATAAGACTAACGACTTTATCAAAATCATTTGCGCCTCCTGCCGGACCAGATACACCTAGGCGCTTCATCAGCTCTTTAGGGTTTTCGCTGGCAAGAGCACCTGCCTCTTTAATTTTCTTTTTAATTCCACCCCGACCAACTTTACCTTTTTTAACAGGACCAGAATCTTTCTTTTTTGTCGGTTCTTTCTTAGGTTCGCTTTTCTCTTTTTCTTCCAAGATTAATTTAGCTACTTCTCTTCGAAGAAAATCTTTAATGCTGTTCATGGCTAGCTCCTCGATACCCTTTTAATTATCATTTACAGAAGTCATTTTCGTTTCATAATCGCCAACGTCATCTAAATGTAGAATTCTGGACATTGATTGAAGTTCTTGTCTTTTAGACTTTGAAACTTGACACACTAAAGCATCATGAATTACATAAAATGACTTGAAATTACTGTCAACATCTAGTGCACTTTTACAAAAGTCAGAAAACATACTTAATGCAGCATCAGATGTTGTTGATTGCATAAAGTGACTATATACTTTCTGTATTTCGTCAGTTCTTGTTGCTAGACGTCTTCCAAATAAATTTGTAATATAACCACGTTCCTTCATTTCCTGCGCCAGCTTTGTTGTGACTTGATTTACTTTAAAGTGTGACTTTAAATTATCCACAACTCTTTTAGCTTTAAATTTGCTTCCTAAAAGATTTGTTAAGCTGTTTAGACCTGCTCCATACAATGCTGATAGACTTGCAACCTTAATTACGTCTCTTGGAAAGTCAAATCCTAGATCTTTGGAGATCTGATTATATACATCACCTTCTGCTGTATTTCCTGAAACATATAACGCAGTTCTAGGTTCTGCAGACACCAAGTCAATCTGGACAATATCACATCCGTCTTCGGCTTTAATGATATCTCTGTATCTAGCAGGCAACGTTAAAATTTTTGGTCCTTTCTTGACTGTCAATCTTCCTGTTGCAGTGCCTACCAAGTCGTATTTTATAGAAGGCGCCAAAGATTCAATTGGAGCAAATGACCTCAAAGACGTTTCAACAGTCATGCCTTTATCGTTTTGATGTATATATTTTGCGAGTTTATCAACATCGACAATAGGTCTACGAAGCTCTGTAAGAAACTTTCTTATTTTTTTGTATGTTTTATGGTATCCAGATGCTTCCAAAGCACAGATGCTTAATTTCGCGTTCTCTGCAACATTCTGTAGTAAGTCTGTATATTTCTTTTCACCCAGAATCCATCTCCAAGGTATCTGAAAGTCATACCCATCAGGATAAAGCTCTGTAAATGTCTTTACATGAGACTCCGGAATCATTTTCAGAGGTTCTTCAAATTGAACTTCTCTTAGAGTTTCGACCGAAAGAGGTGCGTCGTGAAATCCAAAAGTCCAGACATTGTCAACAAAATTGTCATACCACTGTATGCAATTATCACCCATCAAAAGATGTCGTTCCATACCAATAGAATTTTTGTTGAACAGTATTTGCATGTTACATTGTAAATGCACATGTAAATTTGTACAGTCTAGCTGCTGGAGTCTTCTTCTTTTTCGTCCGCAATGACGTTAAGTGCCTCTTCGACCCTGTCTGTCATCGCAATAAACTTACCAAATGTGTTGAGTTGAACAAACTTGACGTTAGACTTAAATTCACCTGAGGCAATTGAATGATCAATACCTGTAACAGCATATACATTGTCTGCAGTTGTTCCAGTTCCAAAGTCAATGAATATTTGCTGACCGAACCTCCACAAAGGACAACCCATTGTTTCAATGTTTAGCTCCATAGGTGCAACTCTTAGTGGAACTCCAGCATCTCGGTGACCTTGCGGGTCAGTCGCACCGGATTGACCTGCTCTTAGCATGTTGACTGTAGCTAATTGAGGATTTTGCATACTTGAAAGATTTGCACTCATAATTCCGGAGCCTAAAGAGCCGTATCTAACTGAC